AGAAAAATTCAAGGTGCTGCTCTACCTCAAAAAGAGCGGACTGGACAAGTCGGGCAAGGCTCCCATCATGGGACGCATCACCGTGAACCGCACGATGGCGCAGTTCAGTTGCAAGCTGTCATGCCCTCCCGAACTGTGGAATCCCCGTGAAAGCCGTCTGAACGGCAAGAGCAAGGAGGCGGTGGAAACCAATGCCAAGATTGAAAAACTGTTGCTTGCCGTCAATTCGGCATTTGATGCTTTGCTGGAACGTAAGCAGGAGTTTGATGCTATGGCGGTCAAGGATATGTTTCAAGGCAGTATGGACACACAGATGACCTTGTTCAAACTCTTTGACAGGCATATCGAGGAAATCAGGGCGCGTGTGGGAATAGACGTGTCCCACCGCACACTCCCGAACTATCTTTATACCCGTAGCCGTCTTGCTGATTTCGTCAAAAGCAAGTTCAAGGTGTCCGACCTTGCCTTCTGCCAGCTCAACGAACTGTTCATACGGAAATTTCAGGAGTATATCGTCATTGAAAGAGGATTGGGAGTCCAGACGGTACGCCACTATTTGGCTATTCTGAAAAAGATTTGCCGTATCGCATTCAAGGAAGGATACTCGGACAAGTTGTATTTTGAACATTACAAGTTGCCCAAACAGAAAGAGACACCGCCGAGAGCGTTGTGCAGGGAAGATTTTGAGAAGATACGGGACATCGAGCTTACCGGATGCCGCCCGGAACATTCCATAGTTAGGGACTTGTTCCTTTTCGCCTGTTATGCCGGAACCTCGTATGTGGATGTGGTCGCCATCACTTCCGACAACCTCTCAAAGGATGATAACGGGGCTTTATGGCTGAAATACCGCAGGGGCAAGAACGGGCAGTTAAGCCGGGTTAAACTGCTGCCCGAAGCGATAGCCCTCATAGAGAAATACCGGGATGACACACGAACCACCCTGTTTCCCGTCATTCCTTATCAAGCCCTGAAATGGTGTTTGACGAGCATCAAGATGAAGGTCGGAATCAAAGGACGGTTATCCTACCACATGGGACGGCACTCGTTCTCGACCCTGATGACACTCGAAAACGGTGTCCCTATAGAGACCGTCAGCAAAATGTTGGGACACGCTGATATAAGAACCACTCAAGTATATGCCCGTGTAACCCCAAAGAAACTCTTTGAGGATATGGACAAATACATCGAAGCGACAAAGGATCTGAAACTCATACTCTAATCCCATTAAAACAAAACAATTATGCGAAGTACATTTTCAATATTATACTACATTAACCGCAGCAAGGTCAAAGCGGACGGAACCACCGCCATCATGTGCCGTATTACGGTTGACGGCAAGAGCAGTGTGTTTTCAACAGGCTATTATTGCATCCCCGAAGATTGGAAAGCCAAGACAGGAGAGGTGAAAAATATAAGAACAAACAACCTTCTTGGAGAATTGCGCACCAAGATAGAAACATTCTATGCCAATCTGCTGAAGGAAACCGGAATGGTTACAGCGGAGATACTGAAGAACGAAATCACCCGTGTAGCTGCCATACCGGTCACACTGCTTAAAACCGGAGAGGAAGAACAGGAAAGGCTTAGAATACGCTCCGAAGTGATAAACTCCACTTCTTCCTATCGCCAGTCCAAATCCTCACAGGCATATCTGCACGAATACCTTCTGTCATTGAACAGGCGTGACATCGCTTTCGAGGATATTACCGAAGATTTCGGTTGGGACTATAAACTATACCTGAAAGCCAAAGGGTGCGGAGCCGGACATATCAACCACTGCCTTACATGGCTGAACAGGCTTATCTATATTGCCGTTGACAGAGAAGTTATCCGTTTCAATCCGCTTTCGGATGTCCCTTATGAAAAGAAGCCTGACTACAAGTTAAGACACATAAGCAGAGCCGAACTGCAACGGATTATGGAACAGCCCATGCCGGAAAGGTTACAGGAACTTACACGAAGGGCGTTCATCTTTTCTGCGTTCACTGGGCTCTCGTATGTCGATGTGAAAAGGCTTTATCCCTCACATATCGGAATGACAGCGGACGGAAGACGTTTCATCCGTATCAACAGAAAGAAGACAGATGTAGAATCCTTTATACCGCTTCATCCTGTGGCAGAACAAATTCTATCGCTGTATAACACCACTGATGATAACAGTCCGATATTCCCTTTGCCTAAACGTGATATGCTGTGGTACTGCATCCACGAAATTGGCATTGTGGCAGGCGTCAAAGAAAATCTCAGCTACCATGCGAGCCGCCATTCGTTCGGAACTTTGACGTTATCAGCAGGTGTGCCGATAGAGAGTATCAGCAAGATGATGGGGCATACGAATATCCGAACGACACAAGGCTATGCCAGAGTTACTGACGATAAAATCTCGGAAGATATGGACAAACTGATGGAACGAAGAAAGATAATATCGGCTGGCGAAAAGAAAAAATCATAAATAATCATCATAAGATAAGGGAATTATGAACAGAGGAATAATAACAATCAGTGAAACAGGCGCAATTACAATCCCAACCGCTCCCGTGTGGATGACCAAGTTTGAGATAGCCGACCTGTTCGGGGTATTCTCGTGCGACATCCGTAAGGCGATACGGGCAATCTACAAAAACAAGGAGTTAAGCGAGGCTGATACGATGAAATACATCAAGCAGCTTGACGGCATCAGCTATGATGTGTATGACCTTGAAATGATTATAGCCATCGCTTTCAAAATATGTAGCAAAGGGACCCTTTTGTTCAGGCGGTTCGTAATAGATGAAATCTGCACCGCCAAGAAAGGAAACCCGGTCACATTGTTCTTCTCTTGTGGAAAGGGAAGCAATCTATGGTATAGTTGAGGTTCATCCCGTCAGCCGCCCGTTCCCGATGCTCGGATGCAAAGGTAGCGTGTGGCTTTGACGGCATTGGCAAGGTCGAGCGGCAAAAGCCGTTTCGGACGGAATCTTCCTCAAACGGGGTTGAGCGTATTCCACCCGAAAACCTTGCCAATTCCTGCCACACGCATTTGTGGCATCCGGCAACGGAAACAAGCGACTGACGGGAAATCAGAAGAAACAGAGGAACGGCTTACAGACGAAGCTGAACATTGATGCTTCATCCGCAAGCCGTTCCTTTTTTGTTGGTGTACCATTGCTGCCACAAACATAGGGCAGACGGCAAACTGCGCTCCTTCAAGAAAATCAGGTTACAGTTGCCCCCAGTCGATAGGCAGTACGATAACCGTCAGCCAGCATCCTTTCGATGTCGGATTCACGGTAGAGGATTTTGCCACCCAACTGGATGTAGGCTATACGCCCCTCGTTGCGGTAGTCCTGAAGTGTCCGGCGGCTCACCTTCAACCGTGCCGAAACTTCCTTGTCGGTAAAGAAACGTTCCCCGTTCAGTGTCGGGCGGTAGTTGGCGGTCAGATGCTCTACATTGTCCAGCAGTCGGTCGAGGCTGCCCATGAAGTGGATTATCCACTCGTTGTCTTTGTTAATCAGTTCGTTCATATTACTCTGGATTTAGTGGAATTGTTGTTACTACTATATTCAGTTATCAGATAGTCCTGTCTTTGAACTTCGCTTCCTTTCGCCTGTTCTCCACAATGGGGACGATACGCTGCACGTCTTCGGGACGGTAATAGGTCTTGTGGTTTATTTGGCTGTATGCCAAAGTCCCGTTGTCCCGAAGCGTCTGTAACGTGCGTGGGCTGATGTTCAGCATCCGGCACACGTCCTGATTGTCCATCCACTCGCTCATTTTCTTTTCTCCGTGCCTATGGCAGATGGCATCCATCCGGCTGACGAAGCGGTCGAACTTGGCAACCAGTTCTTCGAAGGTCTTTCTCTCGATTGATACGATTTCCATATTGTCTTTCTTTTTTAATGATTGATGATTTTTCGTTTCCATAATTACACATATAGGCAGATTACCGCCTATAAGGTTCAGTGCCGAATCAATGTTACAGATAAGCAATGAATGACGACATTGCGTCATGAAGTCATTGAATCTATACGTCACCGAATTGTCGGATAACCGGGTTTCCGACGGTTCGGGTATCCGCTTCGGCAAGTGTCCGATGAAGTAGTTTTCGGGGTATTTTAATGTTCCGTTTCTCATATCTTTAAATCGTTAGTTTTTTGAATCATGCTGCAAATAAACAACGATGTATTGGAACTTGTATAACTTCTCCGGCAAGTGGCAGTACGTTTCGCAGATTGGCACTCATTGACTGGGTCAAGTGCCTGTTCAATACTGCATTAATGGTTTAACTTTGCTCCCGGACAATAGGAGGCGTTGATGGCGGCGCAGCCGGAGTCCTGAAAGGTATCCCTCAATTCGACAGGCGGAGGATTTTTGTGTCCTCAAAGACACAGCAAGATATATTTTCAGTTACCCGAATAATTCTAAGTAACTGAAAACACCTTCACTGCCGTGGGCTGAATTATCCTCCGCAGTCGGATAATTTCGGGGTTCATTAATCAAAGATTAAAAAATAA